AGAACGACACGTTGATGATGCTATTACAGTGGCTAATCGTGCTCAGTGGTTTAAGATGCGTAACCTTGTGGACAACGCACCTATATACCCGATTCCACATGAACAACTTGCTCACCTTGCTCAAATTCGATCTGAGAAACACGCACACTCTTTATTCTTGGCGCGGTTGTTTGATAAATCTGATTCAGCTCAGCGAGAATAGAGCTTTGCCCATCGTTACGAACAGTGTCATTCCCCGAACCCTTAAGTGCAATAGCGGCTTTGAGTTTGACCTCGGCCATAGCAGCACTGTCAAAGCCCATCATGGCCATGTCGTGGATGACGTTAAGTGCGTCGAGTTTATAGTCTCGCGTCAGCAGCTCAAGCTGGTACTCAAACTGCTCTCGGCTCATTTTGGCATATTCGGGGTCAAGTTTGACCTTAGCAATGGCGGCCACAAAACCTTGCATTTCCTCTGAGGCGCGGATATAACTATCCACCTCGCGGGCAGTGCAATTGAGATACGCGGCTGCTAGGAATAAGTCACCTTTACCAAACGTGAGCGCGTCACGAATGGTTTGCTCGGTGACTAATCCATCCATTAGAGCACTACGGGTCATTTTTTACTGCCACTTACTCGACCTAACGCCATCATTTGAGCCTGAGCTTCTTTTTTAGCACGAGCTAAACGCTCTTTATCAGCTTCAATCTCTCTAGCGCGTTGAAGGGTACGCAAGTCATCTTGTGCTTGCCATTTTTTATCTTCGGCATCACGCATTGCCGATAAGCTAACTCTTGCCATTTTAAAACTCCAATCCTTTAGCGTAGCCCATGCGATGCAGCTCAGGCAATTGACGTTTCATACGACCAGCCCCGATGTCAGGACGGTAGAATGGACTATTAGGTATCTTGACCTTTTTAACGGCACTATAAGCATTGCGGCGAGCACCAGTGATTGTCTCACCAGTACCAGTGACGACCATCGTATAGTCACCACAGGTAACTAGGCCAGGTAAGTCCACTACTTTGTCACCAACCATACGTGGCGATGTACCAAGCATTACCTCTGATAGATGGATACGTTCTTCATCATCGGCACCGCGGATAGGAATACCGCAAAGCTCTTTATTTGTGATTTTCGAGTATGGAAAGTCAGGTAGCGCGATAACCACACTGACACAGACTTCACCATTAATCGCTTCGATTGTGTCCTCACCATTGAGCAAGTCTAATTGCCATTGGATAGGATCAGCGTTTTTAATATGAGCAGTCACATTGTGTTTTGATGGCCAACCGTCACGCATTGTAAATTCCATTGGCCAAGGGCCATCGGCATCAATAATGCAGTTATTGTCGATGTAGCCCACATAACCTAGGCGCTCTAGGATAGGTGTCATCGGTAGCAATACTTGTTCAGCAAGCTTACTGCGTTTTACCATGCGAGATAGAGTCCCCATCTCACCAGTGTTCACGCCTAAGTCGTCAGCCATGAGTTTTTTGTATTCCCAATTCTCATAGAACCATTGTGACCAACCACCTGGTCCGAACCAACCGCCCACCGCCATCTCAATACCGTACTTGCGCTCTTGCAAGATGAAGCCTTCAGCTTTAGCAGCTTTACGTAAGGCTTCGTTGCCTTTCCAGCGGTTAAGCATGTACACCAAGTCAGCAGGGTCAGAAGCCACATAAGACAATGCTTTATTGGCATCACCTGAAGGTTTAGACACAAGGAATTGTGGGTTTTTCTTAACGAAAGCGATGGCTGCATCATAATCGTGGAAAGCTTTAGATTCCATAATATTGATACCGACCTCTTTCATCGCCTTTTGCCCAGCATCACGATCAAGCTCAAGTGCAGCGGCTTCTACAGAAGGGGCTAAGATTGGGTACCCTTTAAGACGATACGGCTCCATGAATTGCAAGTAGAAAACGTTATCAGGTAGATAGATTAGGTCAGCCCAGTCCATCCACTTCTTAGGGATTTCGTTCCAGTCATTAATCTTTTCAATCATGCCAGTACCAGCTAGGCGTGGTGTACCATCAGGACGGGCTTTATCGAACCATTTAACTTGCCATCCAGCGTTCTTAGCGCGGAGGGCCATGTCTAGGCAGTTGGAAGCGTTATCAATAATTAGTAGTCGTTTACTCATGGTCTTAGCTCTATCTTGGTACTTGTTGTTGAGGAGGACGTTGCTGTGATTGCATTACAGTTTGCATATATTGTTGCACTTCTGCTTGCACATCATCAGGCTCACCCTGCATATCGCGGCTTAAGTTTGCCATCAATTGCGGGATTTGTGAAGGTGCAGTTTTACCAGCAGCCATTGTTGCGGGTTTTACACTTTGTGCCAACCAATCCACAAACTTAGGATTTGTCATCAATTTAGCAGTAGCCCTAGCACCAGTCATTGCACCGATTAATGTGCTTGCTGTTGCGAAATTACCGAGCAAAGCTTGCTCCATCAAGGCCGCACTACCTGCGACTGCATATTGAACAGGTGTCCAGCCAGTCTTTGTGATTGACTCATTTGCCATGGCTGAAGCTTTAGCGATAGTGTCCATATCGGTACGCAATTTACCGTCTTGCCCTGAGAACATAGCTCGCTTAGCTTTAGGGTCCATGTTTTCCCAGTTCTTGATAAACGTCTCGGTAGAGAAGTCAGCATCAGGTTTAGGACGACCCATACGATCAATAAAGGTGGATTTCACAATATCACGTTCCGCTGGTGTCAATGACTTGAGAACGGTGTTGATTGTAGTAGCACCTTGTTTCATCTTGGTAGGATTAGTCGCAGCTTGATAGATTTCTTCGCTAGGCTTATTGGTACCCACAACCTTATTCAAAACAGTTTCGATGCGGTCATGGCCAGCGCGAGTAAAGTTGTTAGCACGGTTAAATGCTTTCAATACGGCAGGATCACCCGTTGCTTCGGCAGTCGCTTTCATGTCCTCAGACAACGCACCGTAGAGTCGTTTCCACGTAGCGGTAGACACATCAGACGTTAGTTTAGGGTCATTTAGCTTGTCGCCGACTTCTGTACGTAATGCTTTTAACGTCCCACGAGGGATAGTTGTTTTAGGCGGTACGCCAGGGATCATGTACGGTTGACCTGAAGGTCCCAACACTGGACTAGGGGATGGTGGTGTGCCACCAAGCTCAGTATTAAGCGCAGCTTCAAATTGCTTAATTTTTGAGTTTTGAAATAGCTTAGCCAACTCAGGGGTATCTTTTAGTGTTGAGTTAAGGTCAGCCAGCACAGCTTTAGTATTAGCCACACTATCCTGAGCAGTGCTAGGTAGTAATGCGTCATATTTATCATATAGCGCCTTCTGTGATTGACGGAAGCGTGACATGAAGCTACCTTCAGGGCCACTAATTCCTTTTTCAATTGCTGCACCAGCGATAGTTGGATCAACATTAGTTGCTAAGCTATCGGCAACTTTTTCAGCTTTAGCTGCAATAGCTGCTTGCTGACGCTCAGCTAGTTTATTGATGACTCCAGCACCGCCTGGTATCTTAGCGGCACCACTTTCAATGAATTTAGCTTGAGGAGTAGCCGCAGCTTCGCCCACACTGATAGGTGCGTTTACATCGCGCATAGTTTGAATACGAGCTTGCATACCTGGTACATTGGTATCAGCGCCTCGGATTGCACGACGGGCTAGATTGCTTGGCGCATTTACAACTGCTGCGCCGACACGATTAGCCGCTTGGCCAAGTGGTACATTACCAATCATTCCTGCCTCGGCTGGACCTAAAGCTGGCAATACTCGACCTGCGACGTCTTTAACACCTTGTGGTAAAAACTCACCACCAGCCAAATAGCGACCTTCAGGTGTACGAGGCATGTATTGAAGTTTAGATGCGGCTTCTTCAGCCTTTTTAGCGGCTAATGGATCACCAACTCTACGACCTTTTTCGTATTCACTTGCGTATTTCAATCCAGCAGGAATACCAGTCGCTAAAGCAATAGGAGCTTCGACCACACCAATTACTGGGTCGATGATGTACTTCTTAGCCATTGAACGGTTATCTACAGATGGCGCAGCAACTTGTGGTTTAGCATTGAAGCCCGCATTAGGGTCAAAGTCGTGCAAACGTTGCTCAGGGCTAACCGTAGGCGCTTCTTCAGCTTGAGGTTTGAGCTTGTTAGCAATCACAGCGAGTTTTTGAGCAGCGGCAGTATCACCCGCTTTATCAGCATTGCGTAACGCGGTCATTGCATCTTCGTAAGTAGCAGCCATACTTCACCTATTAATTTT